AACATATTTTTGAAGCGGTTGTACAATCTCTGGATAGTCTTTGACTATTTCAGAAAGATCTACATTGACCTCTTCTTTCTGTTGTTCAATCCGAGTTTCAGACCTCATTGCTTCCATTGCCTTGAGTTTATTATCCATCTCAACAACTTTCGCTTCGAGTTCTTTTTCTCGCTGGGTTGATTTGGTCATTTTCGCCTGAGCGTTTTTGTACCTCTCTTCCCATTGTGTAGCCGATAAACCTTTATCAGATTTAACTTCTTCTTCCTGAATCTCTTCTTCTGGCTGATCTATTGCTTCTTCAGTATCCTGAGATTCATCGGGTGAATTTTCTGCTTCTTCAACAATCTCTTCTGGAGTGTCCTCTACCTCTGCTTCGGGGTTTGCAAGTCCCTTTGCTTCTGGCTCGGATTCCTGTTGAGCTTCTTGCATCTGCTTCTGCAACTCATCAGCTTCTTTTTCAAGCCTTTCAGCGATCATCTCGCCTCTAGTTTTTTCTCTACTCATTTTCTCGGTCCTTATCTGGGGTGTCGATAAAATTATTTATATATGTTAGATGTATCCTTACGGGTACCTAACGAGTCGATTACTTTACCAGCAATCTCGTCTAAAGATACTATAAACTTTAAAATGTCGCAACGACCTTGACTAAAGCGGTAGTCCTCCGTTATTTCCAACTGGTCCCTCTCCATCTGGCGAAGGGACTCCATTTCTTGCATCAGGTCCGACCATTCCTTCGGCATTTTGGACTTCAGGGCTCTGACCGCCCTGCTGGCTGGCAGCGATAGCTTGTTGTAGTGCTTGCTCATTCATTAGCTCCTCTTGTGATTTAATTACTTCGTCTGGATCAATATCTAAAGATTTAGCAATATCAACCAATAGTTTTTCTCTATTGACCATTTGTGCATCTAAAGGATTATTAATCAGAGATAAGAATTGTAACAATCTTTGTGACTGTACTTCTTTTTGTATTAGGGCTGTGGATCCTCTAGCAATGATTCTCATATCTGATTTGACCATTTCATTATCATTCCATGTCATGTTCCAATCATAAAGAGATCTCACCATTGGCTTGGTTAAATAGTCATCAATATTTTTGATAACTGATTTTAAAACTATGTTTGCATTGGACATCAAGATTGATATACCAGTCGCTGTTCTATTCAGAGAGCTTTGCGTTTGTCCATGTGTATATGATGGTAACGCAGTTGTTTCATCGGCAAACCTTCTAAATAATTCAATTACAGATACAAGTGCAGGAGAGTTTGATTGAGGCTGATAGAAACGCACCATGGGCTGATTTCCATCTCCCCCTTCTCTAAGGAACACCCTCCATGGATAAAGCTCTGTAGGGTCTTCTCCTGAAGCCATAATGTCTGTATTAACTTCTACCATCGGTCCTGAAGATAAAGCAACATTATCAAGATAAATTCTTGTAGCAGCATTCATTGTGTTCTGTGAATCTCTCATCATTCTTGGTACGCCAGTACCCCAGAATGCATGAGGATTTTTTTCGTATGGGAAAATGAAATAAGGTATGACACCGCCTGGAAGCGGGTTAAGTTGTGCTTTGATAACCTTGTCTTCTGTAAACCAAATGTTTGCCTGATATTCCATAGATGGATCATCATCATCAAGATCAACGCCAGCCTCTATAAGGTCATACCCATTTAAAGATCCCCAAAACTCTACTAATTCAAATTTTCTTGTTTTGGTTTCGTAATCGTTTATGTTTGCGATTTCTCTTCTGTCTTTTTCATGTTGCTCCTCATAGTGATTACCATCAGGATATTCTTCTATACAAAGATCTATTAGATCAGAGTTGAAGCCAGGATAGTCTTTAAGATCAACAAAGTCCTGTCTAGATATAATATGCCTTCTAAAAATATTACGCATATCATCGATAGAAGTAGCATATGGATCAGGGTATAAATCGAATATGGAAACGGCTTCCATTTCGGGAGAAGGGCTTTCTTCATATATGAGATTAAATCCTTCATCGGTTTTTATCCATTTGTGATCTTTATCAATTCGTAAGGTACCAGCTTTCATTGCTCCTGTCCCAAAAATAACTTGCTCCATAATGGCATCTTTCATTTTGCCTTCTAGATTATTTTCAATGGCTTGATCAAGAATCGCTTCTTCCATGTTATCAACACGCTTCTTAGTTTCTTCCTCCAGCTCCTCTTTAAGCTCTGAGAATCTTGCAGCTATTAGATCATCTACTAATCCTGGATCAATAACTTCAGCTGCTTGCATAATTTCTAATGCAGCTCTTTCTGTAAGATCTTTTTCTACTAAGGGTTGTTTTGTTATTGGGGTTGGTTCAATTGCGAAAAACTTTTGTCCAGGTTGGAACAATAGATCTGTCATTCTTGAATATGCAGCTAAGACTTTTGTTCTGGTAAGTCCAACATAAACTTGAGATCTTTCTCCCTTTTCTTGAATCTTTGCTATTACTTCAGGATCGTATTGACCCATAAATGCACGAAGATCTTCAATCCAATCATCTTCTACATCGTTTCTTGCATCTTTGTATTCTGCAAACTTAGCTCTGAGTGTTGATCCCAAAGAATCTAATTGCTGTTCTTCTTCCTCTGAAGGATCTACAGCTGTTGAGATACCCTCGGGTCCTAATCCTTTTTCTTCTTCCATTTAAAAAAACTGCCTCTTCACTTGCGTAAATTTTTGTCTATGCTTTCTTGGCATACTGTTCAAGCCGAACAAAGCAATAGCATATGCCATTATTCTATCATCAAAACACCCTGATTGGGCATTTGTTATTCCTCTAGCATCTACGACATAAGTTCGTAGTTCGCTTATAAGTTCTTCATCAACTATGCCAGACTCTCCCTGGCGTAATAGATGTACTAAGTTATCAATAATTAACGGCTTTGTCTTGCTTGTAGTCAAAAAACCTGCTCTTCGGGTAAGTTTATCAACATAAGCATCATCCACAGTTTGCTCAACATATAGGTTGGGATAACCAAGTTCTTGTATTTTTCTGATGGTTGTCAGCCCGTGGTTGTTCCTTTCGATCAGGGTCCAGGCTTTGTTGTAGTAAGCTCCAATTGTCCCCACGATGTAGGCGAGGTCAAACGGGTCGACATGACCGCTCCAGGTCGCAACTTGATTCCCGATATGATCCAGGACTTGAATGCAGGAGTAGTCTCCATGCTCTAAGCCCTCTGAGACATCAACGCCCATACAATAACGGAGAGAATCCTTTGGATTCTCGAAAATTTTTAGGAGCCCCTTTTCGTGAGGAACCAGATTAGATTCACGCACATCACAGCGTTCAACGGGGGAGAAGCACTCAACCGCAGCTTGATCAATGTATTTAGGCTCAACAAATAATCTACCAGTAGTCAGAAACGCCTCTTGCGGGGTCGAAGGATATTCCTGTCGGAACAGATCTTCACTACCAAGCTCCTGAATCTTCAGCCGCCTATACATGATCTGCTCATCAGATAGATCAAACATAGCCTTTATATCTTCTTCTTCTCTCTCAAGTTCAAAGTATGGATCTATCTTACGCTGATACTCTGGCATCATATACCAGGGTATGAAGCATATATCCCACTCGCCCTCTCCCCGTAACGACCTCATGCAGGCATCATAGAACCACCCCCCTGCTCCGTTAGCAGTCGATTCTAATAGTATTTCAGACTCAGCTTCTGGAACTGTCTGTAATAACCCTGGAATAATATCTGCGTTTGGATAAAAAGCTACCTCAGATCCGTGTAAATAATTAGTAGTCCACCCTCTACCGACTTCTCCTGTCCTGGCAGTAGCTATACGCCAGCGTGATCCGTGTGTAAAAGCCATAGAATTACTTGTGGATTCTTTAAGTTCTGGGGTTACAACGGGATGAGGTAAATTATCATAGAAGTTTCGCACCATACTGAAGATAGCTTTGGTCGATTCATTAAGGTGGGATACAACTACCGCATTCTGATTCTGGGCACTTACCGTTTTCCAGAACCCCCGTGCCTGACAATATGTCGATATACCCGTTTGTCGTGATTTTAAGATGAGCATTCTTACACGATTATGATGAGAATATTGCTCGTTTATTTGTTTATCAAGTTGGATCTGTGCTGCATTCAAATTTAAGGGTATAAGTTTCCCCTGTTTATCCACAATTTTTAAACAATGTTTGGCATATTGAGTGAGATCCGATTTAAAGGTTTTTATAATTTTTTGAATTTCACTTTTTTGAATTTCAGAACTCAAGAAATCACCCCCCCCAGTAAATGCATGGGTATGTATGTGGGTATATGTATATGATGTACCATGGACCCCGCCCCCAGCCCTTTATTTATGCGGCTTTCAGAGGACATGGGTGGTATGTATTGCAAGCACCACCTAATTAAGGTGATCCTCTTTCTCGATAAAATCTAAAGTTTCAAACCAAGAATCCTTCATAGAAACTTCAAGCTTTGTATTCGCATCGATCATTCCATAGAATTTCATCAAGATCTCGAGAGCCTTTACTCTAGAGCCTGCGGTATGACCTGATACTTTGCCCAGGGCTTCATCTTTTAGTTGCTCTATGATGCTGTCATGGTCTTTGAGGTTGCGTTCTTTGCTATCAGCCAGCTCAATTGCAAGCATTTTCTGAACTTCATCATCATTCATCATTCGGTAACCCTGGTTGTAACTACTCTTCTCAGAATAGCCACATCTTTTTGCAGCCTCAGTTGCATTCTTTGTGACCAAGAAATGCTGAACAAATTCCTCTCTTCTTTGCTTCATGGTTTTATTTTTGATGCTCATCTTTTCTCCTTGTGATTATCAGCTATAAGTATACTCCATTCGATCAATTCATTTAAGTCTAAGGTGTACTTCATCATGTTGATTGCCAGGCATACAAGACACACATTTTCTTTGGTATATCCCAGGTCATTATCAATGCGATCTATGCTGATATTTGTGTGGTGATATCCAGTACCATCTTTGATATATGTCATGATCATTCCTGAGTATGCACATAGTCCTTCTTGTTGATCATACATATCATGCAAGTCTTCTTTCTCCAGGGTAAATTCATGAGTCTTCTTCCTTCTTGATCTTAGTTGTGAATATAGGTTGTTTGTATAAGCATATGGGGATTCGCTGATCTTTTTTCTTTTCCCCGTTTGACGGCAGGAGCGACAATGATTCAATCTGTAACCGTCTACTCTGCGATCTAATTCAAAGCAATCTATCTTCTTGATCTTTCCACAAGTTAAGCATTTCTTTTTGGTTTTATTCTGACCAGTCAAAAGGGAATTGATCTTTGATCTTCAGTCCAAAGCTTTCTGATCCGTTCATTAGTTTCATGAATCTTTCCATGGCTTTCTTGCTTGATGATACGGCAGGCTTACCCTTCATTATTTTTTCCCCCAAAAGCAGACAGCCTTCTGAATCTTTCTCAGGATAATTACCAACATGAAATAGTATATATGTTCTTCCTGGTACGCTTGATAATTGATAAGTCTCACCAAACTTTCTTGACTTGTATTTAGTGCATATATATTCACCTACAGGAACACAGCTAATGTTTTTTTTATTTCCCCGCCAGGGGCGTTCAGCAACATAAAATATCTCATCCATGATGGTGAGTTTTCCAAGCGTTGCTTCAGGGTGATATGCGAATCTTTCTAGTATCCCATCCATGGGAAAATTATACTTGAATCAGCGAAGAAAATAAAAGGCAAGTGATACAGCTCCAGCTATCAGAGCCCAGGCAAATCTTTCTACCCAGCCAACAACAACATTATCTTTTGACTGAGCTTGCTCAAGCTGTCTTAATCTTCTTTCATGATCTGCAAGATCATCTTTTTGATTGATCAATCTTTCCTCAAGCCTTGGAAGTATTTGGGTAAGGCTGTGCACCTCATCCATTTTCTTTTCGAGGTTATCTAATCTCACTTGTATTTCTGTTAACTCCATGTGTATTTTTGAATGCCTTAATTGCAATTCAAGATACTATGTTGTCCTCATTACCTCAATACCCAAAAAAAATAATTTATTTT